CCGAAGAACTGCTGGATCGCCGTGATAGGGCGCGCCAGCAACGCGAAATGCTAGAGTCTTATCACGACCGTGAAGAAACGGTGCGGGACAAATATGACGACTTTGAACAAGTCGCCTATAACCCAAGCCTTTCAGTCACTGACGCGATGGCGATGGCAATACAAGCGTCCGATATTGGTCCTGATGTGCTTTATCACTTAGGGGTCAATCCAAAGGATGCACAGCGTATTTCGCGTATGGACCCCATTTTGCAAGCTAGGGAAATTGGTATGATTGAGGCGAGGCTTTCAGCCGAGCCTACATTCAAGAAGACATCCAACGCCCCCGCACCGATTGCCCCTGTCACAGCCCGCACCGCTGGTGCGCCAACATTTGATACGACGGACGCAAGGTCAGTAAAGTCCATGAGTACGTCGGAATGGATTGAGGCAGAACGGATGAGACAGATCAAGAAGTACGAGGCACAACGCAACCGTTAATTTAAGGTATTTTTTATGGCTAACTCGATTTTAACAATCGACATGATCACGCGCAAGGCGCTTGAGATTCTCGAAAACAACTTGGTTCTTACCCGTAACGTAAACCGTCAGTACGACGACAGCTTTGCTGTTGAAGGCGCAAAGATCGGTTCGACTCTGCGTATCCGTTTGCCTGACCGCGCACTCGTCACAGATGGCGCTGCGCTTCAGGTTCAGGATGACAACGAGCAGTTCACAACTCTTGCTGTTTCCACCCAGAAGCACATTGGCGTCAACTTCACATCTGCTGAATTGACCATGCAGCTTGACGACTTTGCTGACCGCGTTCTCAAGCCGCGTCTTTCGCAGCTTGCGGCCAGCATCGACGCAGATGTTGCCAACTCGTTCTTGTCCATTGGTAACACTGTTGGTACGCCCGGCACTACCCCAGGTACTTCCGCAGTCCTTCTTGCTGCACAGCAGAAGCTGAACGAAAACGCTGCGGTGATGTCGCCACGCTATGCCACTGTCAACCCAGCCGCTAACGCTGGTTTGGTCGAAGGCTTGAAGGGTCTTTTCAACCCAACTGACACAATCAGCAAGCAGTTCAAGAACGGCATGATGGGTACTGGCGTACTTGGCTACGACGAAATCAATATGTCGCAGTCCATTAAGCAGTTCACCACTGGTTCGCGTACAGCAACTGGCGGCACAACTTCGGCAGCAATCACTGTTGAAGGCGCAACCACTATTGCCATCACTGGCGCAGGCGCTGCGGCTACTGTCAAGATTGGTGACGTATTTACCGTTGCGGATTGCTTCTCAGTTAACCCACAGACCCGTGAAAGCACTGGCTCGTTGTTCCAGTTCGTTGCGGCTGCTGACGTTACACTTAGCGGCGCTGGCGCTGGCAACATCACTGTTGTTCCGCTCTATTCGGCAGCACATGCGCTTGCTACTGTCAACGTATTGCCTGCCAACAGCAAAGCAATCGTGTTCGTCGGTACTGCATCCACTCAGTATGCTCAGAACCTTGTATACCACAAGGACGCCATCACCTTCGCAACCGCCGACCTTCTGCTCCCACAGGGCGTAGATATGGCTTCGCGTCAGGTGCATAACGGCATCAGCTTGCGCGTTGTTCGTCAGTACGACATCAACAACGACCGTATGCCTTGCCGTATTGACGTTCTGTACGGTTACAGCACCATTCGTCCACAGATGGCCGTTCGGATGTGGGGTTAATCTAACACGGCCCTCGGTTCGCCGAGGGCCACATATTTTAAAGGAATTTTAATATGCCTACTTTAGCTAATGGTGCTGGTGGATACCAAGTTGGTGATGGTAACATTACCCAAGTTACCCTTGGTACTACTGTAATCCCCGTCGCGCTTACTACGGCTGCAACACTGACGTCTGCCGCCTTGTCAGGCGGTATTATTGTTTACACTTCAGGCAGCCCGGCTAGCCTTGCGTTGCCAACAGTTTCGCTAGTTAATGCCGATGTCAGCAGCGCAAAAGTAAACTCATCGTTTGAGTTTTCGTTGGTCGCAACCAGCACCGGCGTTCCTACGCTTACCGTAGGTACTGGCTGGACGCTGGTCGGATCAGGTGCAGGCGTTGCATCACTCAGCGTATTGTTCCGCGCTGTCAAAACAGGCGAGGCAACGTACAACTTGTACCGTATCGCGGGTTAATAACTGCTACCCCAGCCTTCGGGCTGGGGTATCCTTTAAACTAGGAAGAGTACCCTATGACCAGCGCAGGCGACATTATTAACGGATCATTGCGGCTCATAGGGGCGTTAGCTGAAGGCGAAGTACCTTCCGCAGAAACGTCGCAAGACGCACTTAGCGCCATGAACCAGATGATCGAAAGCTGGAACATAGAGCGGCTATCAGTGTTTGCTACGCAGGATCAGGTTTTCTTGTGGCCTGTCGGCCAAATATCCCGCACGCTTGGCCCAACGGGTGACTTTGTTGGCAACCGCCCCATACTGCTGGATGACGCGACCTATTACCGCGATCCGGGTACGGGCGTCAGTTACGGCGTCAAATTTATTAACCAACAGCAGTACGACGGCCTTGCCGTTAAAACCGTTACATCTACATACCCGCAAGTCATGTTTACCAACATGACCTACCCAGACATTGAAATGACAGTGTACCCGCGCCCCACACGCGAACTAGAATGGCATTTTATTTCCGTTGAGGAGCTGACGCAACCGGCGCTCCTCGCCACCGTACTTTCGTTTCCGCCCGGCTATCTGCGTGCATTCCGCTATAACCTAGCGTGCGAACTAGCACCTGAGTTTGGCGTAGAGCCTGCACCACAAGTCCAGCGCATAGCGATGACGTCTAAGCGTAACCTAAAGCGCATCAACAACCCTGACGACATTATGTCGATGCCATACAGCCTTGTAGCCACACGCCATCGATACAATATTTTTGCGGGCAATTTTTAATGAAGTCGCCGATACTCGGCAGCGCGTATGTGGCTCGTTCAGTAAACGCCGCCGCCGCGCGCATGGTAAACTTGTTTCCCGAAGTGGTGCCTGAAGGCGGCATGGAGCCTGCGTTTCTTCAGCGTTGCCCCGGCCTACAGTTTCAGCAATCTATAGGTTTAGGCCCGATCCGTGGGTTATGGGCGCACCAGACACGCGGCGACGATTATTATGTTGTTTCAGGCTTTGAAGTATACAAAATGTCAAGTCTTAACGGAACGCCGTTAAAGCTGGGCGACGTAACCGGCACTGGCCCTGTATCCATTGCGGACAACGGCACGCAGATTTTTTTCGCATGCAATCCAGACGCGTTTATTTACGATGAGTCAAACAACACCTTCGCGCAGATCACCGACCCTGACTTCCCTGGCGCAGTTACCGTTGGGTACTTGGACGGCTATTTCGTGTTTAACGAGCCAGACAGCCAAAAACTTTGGGTGACGCAGCTTTACGACGGGTTCCAGATCGACCCCTTAGAGTTTGCCAGCGCCGAAGGTAGCCCCGACGGCATTGTCGGAATATTGGTAGACCACCGCGAATGTTGGGTGTTTGGCACGGACTCTACTGAAGTGTGGTACAACTCTGGCAACTTAGATTTTCCGTTGTCGCCAATTCAAGGCGCGTTCAACGAAATCGGTTGCGCGGCCCCACATTCCATCGCCAAAATAGACAACACCGTGTTCTGGCTTGGCGCTGATGCGCGGGGGCAGGGCGTCGTCTATCGCGCTGCGGGTTATAACGCCCAGCGCGTTTCTACGCACGCGATTGAGTGGCGCATACAAAACTACCTGAATATGACTGACGCGGTAGGCTACACCTATCAGCAGGACGGCCATGCGTTCTACGTTCTTTCGTTCCCTTCCGCCGACGAAACGTGGGTGTTCGACGCGGCAACTGGCGCGTGGCATCAGCGGTCGTCGTACCAAGCAAATGCTCCAACTGAGGGTGGATTTAACCGCGACGCGTTTAATCCCGACGCGTTTTACAATGTATTACCTGTGGCTGTTTCCGGCGTCAGCGGCGTATTTTCTCGCCACCGCAGCAACTGTCAATGTAATTTTCAAGGTAATATTATTGTTGGAGATTACGTTAGCGGCGACATATATACGCTTGAGCCTACTGTTTTTGCAGATAACGATGTAGCGCAGCGATGGCTGCGGTCGTGGCGCGCGTTGCCGACAGGACAAAATAATCTTCGCCGCACAGCCCAGCATTCTTTGCAGCTTGATTGCGAAACTGGCGTTGGTATATCAAGCGGTATCGGCGCAGACCCGCAGGCTATGCTTCGTTGGTCGGACGACGGTGGGCATACTTGGTCTAACGAACATTGGACGACTATGGGTAAGATCGGCGCTACCGGCACCCGCGTCATTTGGCGTCGGCTTGGCATGACGCTAAAGCTGCGCGACCGCGTGTACGAAGTGTCTGGCAGTGATCCGGTTCGTATTTATCTTACCGGCGCTGAATTAATCTTGAGCGGAACAAATGGCTGAAGCCCTACTTACCCGCATCCCTGCATCCCGTGTGCCGATTACGGACGCGGAAGACGGCACAGTGACGCGCGAGTGGTATCGGTTTTTGTTCAACATATTTACTATAACGGGCGGCGGCGTAGCTAACTCGGCTGCTAGTTCGTCTATGGGGCAGGATTTGGCCCCTGCGTATATGCCGCAAGTCGAAGACAACCGTTACGGCGCGTTTTATGATACGACTACCCAAAACGCAGGCGCGATCAATACCGCGTACCCAATCAGCTTTAATTCGACATCTTTATCTAACGGCGTCTACATCGGTACATCTACGTCGCGGGCGTATGTAGACCGTGTAGGAGTATACAACTTTCAATTTTCGGCGCGACTTCTTAAAACGTCGGCTGGCGCCGGGGACGTTTATATTTGGTGCAGGATAAACGGGGTTGACGTATTACAATCCGCGGCAATCGTAACGTTGGCCGGAAGCAGTTCAGCAGTTGTCGCTGCGTGGAATTTTGTGGTAGACTTAAATGCAAATGATTATTTTGAGTTAATCTGGTCCACAAATAATACTGGGTGTAATATACAATCGACCGCGGCTAGCGCGCCCGTACCCGCAGTTCCGTCCGTCATCTTGACGGTCACTAACAACATTAAATGAGGTTTGATCATGTCTGTTCTTGCTCCACAACCTAAAGCGCAATTTTTTGATGCTAACGGCAACCCGTTGGTTGGCGGCAAAGTTTATACTTACGCGGCAGGCACAAGTACGCCATTGGCGACTTTTACCGATGCGTCGGAGGGGACAGCCAATACCAATCCAATCATTCTGGATTCGCGCGGCGAGTGTAACATGTGGTTTTCTACGGCTACCAGCTACAAAGTGGTTTTGGAAAGTGTTTCCGATGTACTGCAATGGTCCGTGGACAACATTGCGACTTACGGTACGCTTGCCAACCAAAACTCTAATAATGTTGCTATAACCGGCGGTACGATTACAGGAATAACGCTTACCGTCAACGTCATTGGCGACGTATCAGGCAACGCAGGGTCAGTCACAAACGGCGTCTATTTGGCTGCGACGCAGACACTGACCAACAAAACCATTACGGGTCTGGCGTCAACGTCTACAATCAACGACGCTAACGGCGTTGGCTACACTATTGGTTTCCGCAGCGTCCCGCAAAGCCTTAACACGACAGCCACGGCTGCGGATGACGGAAAGCACCTATATGTGTCCGCGACCACTACGGTCCCGTCCGGTGTCTTTGTGGCTGGCAATCGGTTCTTTGTCATCAACAGCAGCGCAGCGCCAATTACGCTGACGCAGGGCGCTGGCACGACGTTACGGCTTGGCGGCACGGCTACTACAGGCAGCCGCACCATCGCAGCATATGGCGTAGCGTCAGTGCAGTGCGTTGGTACTGAAATATTCTATGTCACTGGCAACGTAACCTGATAGGATAGGCTCATGCCAATTATTGCAAAAAACATCATCCCCGCCAAAAATCTGGAAAACGCGCAGACAACGCAGTACGTTGCGGCCAACGTCACGACGATCATTGACAAGTTTACCGCTACCAACTTCAGCAGCGGTATGGTTAACGTAAGCGTCAACTTGGCGTCCGTTGGCGAGGATGCCGGAAACAGCAACCTGATCGTTAAGACGCGGACGTTGCAGCCCGGTGAGACGTACACCTTTCCTGAGATTGTGGGCCACACGCTGTCGCCCAGCGGGTTTGTTTCCACACTTGCGTCGGCAGCAGCCGCCGTCAACTTACGCGCTTCTGGCCGCGAGATTAGCTGATGCTTGAACGGTCATTCGATATAGACCGTATAAATGCTGTGGCTAACCATGCCGATGTTCGGCCATTCATAGGGCCAAGCAGCTTAGGCGAATTAGATTTTACCGATGCGGTTCAGTTTGATAAGAACTGGTTTTTAATGGGTGAACACGGCGGATATGTATTAGCATGGTCTGCGCCCAATGTGTACGAAGTACATGTCATGGTATTACCTGAAGGCCGCGGTAAGTGGGCAGCTAAAGCCCGGCGGTCTATGCTTGATTACGCCGTAGAGAACGGTGCTGAAACCCTGTGGGCGCGCATTGCCCCCAACGCCCCTAGTGTGTCCATGTACGCGCGCAGAGGGGGTATGCAACCGACAGGCGAAATGATATACACCCTTGGGTCCGCATACGACCTATATAAAATGGAGTTACCGAAATGCCAACAGCAATAATTGCAGCGGGTATAAATGCCGTAGCCGCAATCGGCGGCGGAGTAATTGCATCTAGCGCAGCTAAAAAAGCCTCTATAGTGCAATCAAAGGCGGCTACAGATGCCGCAGCAGCACAAGAGCGTGCAGCGGCGCTGGCGTTAGAGGCGCAAAAGACCGGATCAGCCGAAGCTATTGCGGCGGCAAAAGAAGCAGCAGGGATAGCGCAGACCGCGCAGGACGCAGCAAATAAGGCCGCGCAAGATTTTTCGCGTGCAGGCTTTGAAGAAACGCGCGGCACTTACGACCAAGCGTTTGGCGGGGCGCAGAGCGCATACGACCGATCATTTGGTAACGCTCAAACTGCGGCAGATCAAGCGTATGGCCAGTCGCAA